CTGCGGGCTTGTCATCCCAGCGGCAGCCGTTGAGCCATGTTGCCGGGTTGAGCCACGGCCGGTCGGCTGGCTTGGTGTCGATGTAGGATTTTAATCCGGCAAGCATCGCTGAAAGCGGGGCTTGCCTACGGGCTTTGACAAAAGCCCGCTCTGCATCCGGCTTGCCGACCTTGTGCGGATAGGCTGGCCAGAAATTCTCGTGGAATTCCTCGTGTACGCGCGCGTCTCCCGACGACCGAAGGGAGGAGGGAGATTGAGGATTAAGGGTTTTAGGAGGTGTGGAACCTTCAAGACCATCAAGGAGGTCACGCTCTGTCACGCGTGACATTGCGTTACGTGCCCTATGTTTTTGTTGCCTAATTCGGTTTTGTTCTCTGACCTTGGCTTTGTGTTCTGCGCTGTGTTCCTCATCAGCCCGGACGATGGCAACCAGCTGCTCTGCCGTGCAGCCAGCCTTCACCATCTTCTGCAGGACATCAGCGCTGATGCTCACACCCGGAACTCCTCTTCGAGCAGGGCATCGAGCTTCTTGCGTGACTGGCCCATGTGCTGCGGGCTGGTGCCTGCCATCTTGGCCAGCTGGGCCGTCTCGATAGGCAGCATGTCGTCGCACCACTTGTGCAGCAGGAGCTTGACCAGCACGCCCTTCTGGCAGGCGGTGAGCCCTTCCATTTCGGCCGCCAGCTGGCGCGGGTTGATGGTCACCGTCTTGTCGTCACGCTTCTCGCTCATAGCAGCACTCCCTTGATTGCGCCCCAGTTCTTCAGGAACATGACGGCATCCTCAAACCTGTCACACCATGCGCCATACCCGCCCGCATTGATGACGCTGCGCAGGAAGTCGCGCTGCTCGTCGGTCGGCCGCTTGCCCTTGGCTTTCAGTTCCAGCGCATGTAGGTCACCAACAGGTGACAACAGCAGGAAATCCGAGACGCCCGGCTTGACGCCCATGCGCTTGAGCCGCCCGGCCGTGGCCTTGTTGCGAAGCTCGCCGTTCGGCGTGTGCCACCAGAGCCAGCCGGGGACAGCCGCGACGCGCAGCAGGTCGGCCAACTGGCAGTGCAAGAGGTTTTCCGATGGTGGCTTGAGCGGGTTGGTCATAGCTTGACCCTCCGCAGGCCGAGGATGTCACCGAGCGGTAACAGCACGCAGTGCTGGGCTCCATCCTCGCCTATGGCCTTGATGATTTGGCCACGCTCGTAGGCGTCGTGGCAGACGCGCTTCAGCGTCTCGACGTCCCAGACCATGCGGAAACATACCTGCTCGTCGTGCGGCGGTGGGAAATAGAACTCATGCACCCAGACGTCGGCTTCAGTGGTCGCCAGCCCGGACTTCTGGCCCCTGCTGAAATACTCGACCGCCATGTTTCCGGTCTTAAACCAGAAGTCCATTTCGGCCTTGGTCTCGACCTTGAAGTCGCTGCGGTCGAAGAACTGACCAAGCAGGAATTCATGCCGCTTGGCCACTGGCAGCTGGACGCGCAGGTCATAGCGCTTGTCGGAATTGATAATGAAGGTCATGGCCGCACCCTCGCGGCCTTCTCCCGGTGCTCCTCGCAGTAGACGTCACCGGGCAGTGACCGGCGGCCGCAGCAGAGGAAACCGCCAAGAACCCTGCTATCTGCGGCCACCGGCCATTTGCACCATCGCCTGCCTGTTCCAATCAGTGCCATCGGGTGCGCAAGGGCTGGCTTGGGAGGCGGCGGCGGTGCGACCGGGGCGCAGATGCTTTGGACAACATCACCGGTCACGGTGACCATAGCCGCAACGGCGGGTTTCGGGGAAGAGGGTTTACGCTGGAAGTATCGTGGTGGGCGCGGCACCTTCGGCTTGGGCCGCTTGGCCCAGCCGAGCAGGGCCATCTCCGGGTCGCGGTATATCCGCCCCAGCGCCGCGTTGCGGCCTATGCCCATCTCCCGCGCAACGGTCGAGGCTGTCGCGCCTTTCGCCAGCAGGGCCTTCACCACCTCGCGTTCGACCTCCGTCCATTTTCGTTGCGGCGGTGCGGGTGGTGTTGGTGCGACTGCGGCCATGACGCTTGCCCTTCTTCTTCACGCGGCGGGGCTGGTCAAACTTGTCGGGGCGCAGGAGCTTGATGGAAATACCGGTCATCTGTGACAGCCTATGGCAGCGGCTGGCCGGTACAACCTCCCATTTGTAAACTGCCTGCGGGCGGATACCCAAAGCGCGACCTACCGCTGACAGGCCACCGGCTTTTGCGATGGCTTGCTTGCAGATTTTCACCATTGGGTCTTCGGGTGAGAACTTTAGCCCTTTACGCATCCGGGCATGGAAGACAGCGATGAACCGGGCCGTCAAGTACGCAAATACGCGGGTAATCATCAACGGTATCCACGTCTCCCGGTTGTGTGCGAATTTAGGTTTAAATAGGGCGGTATTCTAGCAAAGCATTCTATTAGCAATGTCAAATATTTGCCGGGATGTGAGGTTTAATCATCAATTCCTGTTAGGTTTAAACCTTTCGCAACTGCTAACGGTTTCACAAATTGTTACATTCAGGATTCGGCAAGAACTGCAGTAATGGCAGGCTTTTTCCGCTTGATTAAACCAAAATGTGAGAGCTTTATATCGCCTTCCGCGAGATGGAGGGCGCGATGATAACCATCAGACCTATCAAAACCCGTGATGAATGGTTGGCGTGGCGTAAGGACGCATTGACGGCCTCCGACATCGGTGCGGTTGCGGGTGTCGACCCCTACAAAACTCCACTCAGGGTGTATGCCGAGAAGATGACAGACATCAGCGTCGAGGAAGCCGCCATTATGCGCCGGGGAAGGATGTTTGAGCACGCCGCGTATGGCTATTTGCAGGAAGACCACCCCGACTGGGAGTGGTCGCGGCCGGGTGCCTTCTATCTCGACGTCGACCTGAAGCTTGGTTGTACTCCCGATGCCTTTGCCGACACCGACCACGGCCGGGTCAACGTTCAAATCAAGACCTGCGCGGCCCCGACCTTCGAGGCTTGGGACGGCAAGCCACCGACCGGCTACCTGCTGCAGACGGTGTGCGAGAACATGCTGACCAAGGCCGACCGGGGCATCCTCGCGGTCATGGTCGTCAGCGCCTACAGCGCCGAGATGCACGAATTTGAAGTCCCGCGCCATGCGGCTGCCGAGAAGCGGGTTTGCGACCTTGCCCGGCAGTTCTGGCGCAACGTCAAAGCCGGTCTTGTTCCGCGTCCGGTTTACACCATGGATGGCGAGGTCATCGGCAAGATGTTCCCGCCCGACGACAACGTCGAGGTGCCGCTCGACCTTTCCACCGACAACCGCATCCGCGACATCCTCGATATGCGCGAAGCGCTGAAGGGTGAAATCAAGGGCTGCGAGGAGGACGTGAAGGCGCTCGATGCCGAAATCGTCCACAAGCTGAACGGCGCGACGCTGGCCTTCTGTGACGGCTGGAAAATCACCAACAAGACCACCCACCGGGGCGAGTACACCGTCGCGGCCAAGGAATTCCCGGTGCTGCGGACGCTGCGCACCGGCACCGAAGGAGCACCCCAATGATTGTCATGATGCAGTCATCCGTTGGCGGATGCTGGACGTTCTTCGCTGCGGCTGGCGACAAGGTCTTCCTTGTCGAGACCATGTCACCGGACGATGACAAGGCCAGAGTGTCGATGGAGGAGATGGTGCGCGAGTGCCGCTGGCTCTTTGGAGACCGGCGCATCGTCTACATGAACCGCGAAGACGACTGGATGGAGATTTACCACAACGGCGCTGGCCACATCACGGGCTTCGAGCCCTATGACGGCCCGGTGCCTTTTGATTTCGGGGAGGAAAAGCAATGAACGACCGTCAGGAACAACTTGACCAGTTTGCCGCACAGCAGCCCATGGAGGGGCAAGTGCTCGCCCCGGCTATCCAGTATCACAGCGCACCGCCCGCGCTCGTCCACGGGGCGCAGCTGGTCCTGAAGCCACGGAACATCCAGCACGTCCTGCAGAAGATTAACCTCGAAGCGCAGGCCGGTGGGCCAGCGTGGTTTTACAGTATCCCGTTCAAGAACAGGCAGACCGGCCAGACCGAGTATGTCGAGGGGCCGACCATCAAGCTGGCGAACGCGGTGGCCAACATCTACGGCAACTGCAACGTCGACCCGTGGTGCTCGTCCGAAGGGCTCGACTACTGGGAGATTTCCGCCCGCTTCATCGACCTCGAAAGCGGCTTTGCCATGACCCGGCAGTTCCGGCAGCGCAAGAACGCGGCCAAGATTGGCGGCGGCAGCGAGGCGGCCGGGCGCAACATGGAAGCCAGCTTCTCGACAGGCGAAAGCAAGGCTATCCGCAATGTCATCGTCAACGCGCTGGGCACCTACTGCACCTATGCTTTCGAGCAGGCCCGCGATGCGCTGGTACAGCGGGTCGGCAAGAACATCGAGAAGTACCGCAAGGAGACAGCAGCCCGCATTGCCGAGATGGTCGACATCCGCCGGGTCGAGGCTGTCATCGGCCGCCCGGTGAAGGACTGGGTGGCTCGCGACATCGCCAAGGTCATCGGCATGGGCACCAGCATTTCCGATGGCATGGCCAGCGTGAACGACGTGTTCCCGCCCATCCAGCGGCAGGAGCACGGCTCAACGGAAGACCAGCTGAGCAAGGCAGGCTTCGAGCGCGACGACGATGGTGTGGTTTATGAAAAAGATTCGGGCAGCGGCAACACCTCGCAGCCCGATGGGGCGGGGCACGACGCCCCGGAGGGGGCAGCGGACGGCGAATCATCTGACAGCCGCATGGCAGATGACACGGCCTCAACGGACGCTGCCCCCGACCTTTCCAAGCGCACGGAAGCCACCGACAAGCTGCTGAGGCTGGCGACCGACGACAAGCTCACCAAGGAGGCGCGGCTATCGGCTCTGGAAGCTGCAGCTGCCAACTGGGAGGAGTTTCTTGACCCGCCGTACTTCGAAGCGCTGGTCAAGACAGCCATCGCCGTGGCCAAGGGCCACAACGACGAGAAGGGTGCCCGCAAGACGCTGGGGACGTTCAAATGACCACCGCCAAGGAATATGCACCGCGTGGCATCAATCGTGAGGATGCCGCGCGCTATATCGGGGTGAGCCCCCGGAAATTCGATGAGCTTGTCGCGGACGGCAGGATGCCGAAGCCGCGCCGGGTCGATGGCCGGGTTATCTGGGACAGGGTGGCGCTTGACGTCTACTTCGATGCGCTGCCGACCGAGAAGGACACGCTGCAGGGGCTTATCGAGGCGAGCCGGATGGCGGCAAACAAATAGCTATCCGCATATTGCACTCGCTGCATTTTGCACATAGTATGTTCCTGTCCAACGAACAGGAGACAGGACATGAAGAACCCAGACGCGGGCCAAGGGCCAAACATCTACATCAGTGCACCAGTCGCCTTTGCCGACAGCCTCCGGGCATGGCGGAACCGCACCGGCTTGTCCCAGTCGCAGACTGCCTCGCTGATTGGCATCTCGGTCGCCACCTATCAGGGCTGGGAGCATGGTAGGCCGTCGCCTTACGCTAAGGCCGTCCTGATGGCGCTCTACTCCATCACCCCGATGGAAGAGGAGGCTGCCAATGGCGACGCATCCTGATTATCCCGGCGCATCGTCGCGGCTCGACAAGGGCAAGACCGTCTGGCGCTACAAGCAACCGCGCAGCCGCAAGGAAGTGCGTCTGAAGGGTGTACCCGGCACCGAAGAGTTTGAGCTTTCCTACGCCGAAGCGACCCGCACCAAGTGTGCTGCCGAAATCCTCAACCTGCCGGGCCGGGCGCTGCCCTACACCTTCGGCAAGGCTGCCCGGATGCTGGAAAACACCTCGTGGTGGATTGCCTACGACGAGAAGACCCAGACCTACAATGCTGGCTACATCGAGCGCTTCCTCGAAATGCAGGTCGACCCGACCGCACCGCTGAAGTGGAAGGATGTCCCGGTCAAGGCGATGACCCGCCCGTACCTGAACGACATCGCCATGTCGATTTACCGCTCGACCCCGCACGCTGGCCGCCACTTCATGACCGCCTACCGGAAGCTCACCAAGCTCGCCATCGAGCAGAAGTGGATTGAGCCGGAAGAGGACGTGTCCATCACCATCAAGCTGAAGAAGGTTCCGCACAAGGGCCGCAAGATGTGGTCGGAAGAGGCGATGGCCAAGTATGAGAAATACCATCCCATCGGCTGCCCGGCGCGCACCTGCTACGAACTGGTCAAGTGGCTGGGCAACCGCCGCAGCGACGTCGCCACGCTGCTCTGGAGCAGCTACCGCGAGCTTGAAATCGAGAACGAAGACGGCGACATCGAGTATGTCCCGGCCTTCGATTTCAATCAGCAGAAGAACAAGAAGAAGACCGGTGGCGCGCACGTCATCCTGCCGTTCACCGACAAGCTGCTGACCGCGCTCAAGGGCATCAACTGCCGCGAGGGAACCGTCCTGCAGCGCTTCGATGGCGAGCCCTACAGCATCAAGAGCCTCACCGGCCAGATGGCCGTCTGGACAAAGCAGGCGGGTCTCCCGGCCGGTTTCACGATGCACGGCCTGCGCCGGAATTTCGCCCGGTCGCTGCTGAAGTCGAAGGTCAACATCATCGCCATCCGCGACATGATGGGCCACGACGACGTCGCCACCACGCAAATCTACCTGCAGGATATCACGCTTGAAGACAGCGCTCTGGAAGCTGTCACGCTGGTCAATACCCGCGAAGCGAAGCGCGATGCGGCCCAGCGCCGGTCGCTGCTGAAAGTCGTCTCCTAAGAGTGGGGCGCGGGTCCGGGGCGCTTTCGGGGCGCAGGACCAAATTATGTAATGATTTCAACGATGATGGCACGCCCTAGGGGCGTGTCATTGCATTTGAAAAGATTGACGAATTTCGGGGCGCTTTTCCCGCTGTTTTGCATCCGTTCGCATTTTCCGGGGCGCTAAATCCCGACCGCGATGCCCGCCCAGCGTAGCAGCAGGATGACCGCGCAGGCGATGCAAATCACCATGACGACGACGCGGATGACGCGGCCGAGCGGGTCGGGTATCGGGATGGCCGTGGTGATGTAGTTGGCACCCCACGCGACCACGCCGAGAACGATTAGCTGCACGAACAGCACCAAGATACCTTCAAGCATCTGAGCCTCCCTTGAAATAGCTGCTGACAATCGGACCCACCAAGCCGGTGAGCCAGCCGACGACGACGCCGACGAGTTTGGCAATCTCCGGGTTGCTGATGTCCACGAAGCCGACCAGCGTGATGGTGACGATGGCGAACAGGCCGACGATGGTGAGGGTCGCAATGAAGGTCGCAGTCAGTTCCTTGCTCATGGCTCTCCTTCCAGTCTCTGCTGCACGTCCTCGCAGGTTTCGGTGACCGAGACGAAGCTCCCGGCCAGCATGATGATGCAATGCACGCCCTCGATAATCAGCGTGTGGCGCGGCTCGCTGGGATGCACCAGCTGCTGCACCGCCATCGGGTTGACCTGCACCTCGCGGCCATCGACCGTGTGGAAGGTGACCAGCTGGATGGCGGCAAGCTCAATCATGCGGCCTCCGGTGGCGGCGGTTCTGGCGGTGCCTTTTCGAGGAACGCCTTGCCTGCCGCGCTCTGCAGGAACGCTGGCCAAGGGGGCACGTCTGTGGTGATGCTGGGTATCCAGTATTCCTGCCCGTCGTCACCGATGGCCTTGATGACAGGTGGCGCACCGGGAAGACCTTCCACCCACTCTGCGGATACGTATTCCATTAAATCATCCTCGCGTTGGCTGTCAGACTTTGGACGGCGCACTCGACATCGCTGCCAGCGGTGCCGAATGGTGCGGTTCCGAAGCTTGATGTTGACGAAAACGACAAAGTGCCGATGTTGCTCGCGTTCCCCGCCAGCGTCGGGTTTGTCCGCATCGGTGCTGGAAACGGCACCCACGAGCGACGTTGACTGGTGCTAAAGGCGACTGGTGAAGACATCGTTGGTCCGGCGTTCATCCTAAACCAGTACCGCAGGCAGCGCAGCCAGTCGTCCTCGTAAGACGGCTGGTTGAACGGAGGTGCAACGCCTGTGTTATCGGGGTCGAGATGCATGGCGACATCGGTGATGTAGAGGTTCTTGTTGGCGACCGCTGCGCCATTGGTGCAGCCGGGAGGAGCCATGAACTGGCCAGCTTGCCAGCCTGCGACACCGACGTAGGTCGAGCCGATGGCGTAGCCAAAGCGCACCACCAGACCCAGCGCATTGCTGTTTGGCCATGTCCCCGTCGTGTCGCCGGGGATGGCGAGATTGACGGTTTGCCAGCTGTTGGCCGCTGCCACCGTGAACGATGTGCAGTAAGCCCGGTTGTTGGCTGCGTTGGTGATAGCCACAGCGAAGGTGCCAGCCTGCTCGCAGTAGACATTGAACCGAAGCACGATGGCCTTGGCGCTCGCGGTTCCCCAGTCAAAGTCGACAATGTCGACGCCCTCGACGGGGTGGTTCATGACGAGGCTATCACCTGCCGCCAGTGAGGCTTTCGCAGTGGTCGCGGTGAACGCGACCCCGGTCTGCGTTCCTTCAGGCGATGGCGACGGTAGCGTCACCCGCTGGCACGAAGCAACGATGCCGCTGATGCCGACCGACCACTCGTCAGCGAGGAAATATCCGTTTGTCGTTCCTGCCGTCGAGCCGACTTCTTGGCTAATCTGCGCGGTTGGGTTGATGATGCGATTGCGGCTACGTGCCGTCGCCACGTTGACCGGCGCGAGGTTCCACGCCACGCCGTCCCATGTGTAGATGGAGCCGGTGCCGGGGTTGAATTTCTGGCCGGGGACAGGGTTGGCGGGGAAATCCATCATGTCGATACCCTCACGCCGCAATCGGGAAAGTAACATTCCCGGCGATTACTGTGGCCGTTGCTGTCGCTACGTGTGCACTGGCTATTGCCAGTCTGCCGCCACCGATAGCAGGGCTGGCAAGGAAACTGACGGATAGGTCGCCGGGTAGGATGCGCGATGTATAGCCGCCGTAATTCGCACCGGGATTGAAATTCGAACAGCAACATGCCCCCTGATATTCTGTCGGATAAGCGGCGTCAGATGTCGGCGTGAACGGCACGCCGGTCAGCTGTAGGATGCCGGATGCCGTGGTGAACGTCGGCGTGCAGGAGACAGCGAAGTCGAGTGTCACGAAATTTCCCGTCCGCCGCCATATGCCAAGCCGGTTCGAATAGGAAACACTGACATTTCCCGGCGTAGCAAAGGTGAAGGTTGGCGTCCAAAAGCCTGTTTCCACAAGCGAGCCTAGCGCCGCACCAGCGCTCTGCACCCACTGCTTGCTGTTGCCGTCGTCGTACCAGACGTACAACTGACCGTTCGTGCTGCGCCACCACTCCTGCCCGACAGCTGGGTTGGCCGGTGGTGTGTCGCTGATGTAGACCGGCATCATCTGCGGCGCGATGTTCCAGCCGACGCCGTCCCACGCATACAGCGTGATGCCGTTCGACCACTGCTGCCCGATGAAGGTCGGTGTCGGGAAATTCATCATGCTGTCGGCTCCTGCATCAATCCTTCCATGCCCTTGGCAAGAAAGGCGACAAGCTCCGGGTCATCGGGTTCCACCCACTCCGTCGCGTCGGGTTGCTCTGCTGCAAAGGCGGTAACAATTTTGCCGTCCTCGTCGCGGATAACGTACATCGTTAAGCTCCTATTCTCGGGACCGTGTAGTCTTCCCAGCCGTAGGAGTACACGTATGCCACCCCTGAACCACCGGGGATACCGACACCGACCTGAACCTGCCCCAACGTGTTGGCCTCGACATCAACGGGACCAATCTGGCCGTAGTTGAAGCCGCTCGCCGTCGTCGTCACGTAGGCGTAGAGGTCGGTTCCCATCCCCGATGTTTTTGCATATCCGTAGACGAACAACTGGATTGTCGAGGACGCCGATGCGTTGCAGGCTCCGGACAATCGCGCTCGTGTCAGGATACCGAGCGGCAGGATGCTCATCACCCGCAGCGCCGTCGTCAGGCCAGCGCTCGTGTTCAGTTCCAGAATAGACGTGACCGTCATCCGGTTGGCCGTCTGGATGAAATTGATGATGTTGCCGCTGCTGTCCGTCTTGATGGCAGCTGTGCGCTGTATCAGGTCCCAGCCGCTGGGCAGTGTCGGCGCGGATGGTGACAGCGAGAAAAGCACGTCACCAAGACCATCGCTCTGTCGGCGGATGGCGTGCGTGAAATAGGTCTTGCTGACCTGCTTGACGCCAGTGTCGAGACCACCGGCATTGCTGCCAATCCCGAAGGTGGATGCGAGGCTCTTGGCGGTGATGGCATTGACGGTGACGAACTGGCTGTTGCCGAATGCAATGCCCTTCGCGATATCGACCGCCGTGGTGCCGTTCGGGACCATCGTCATGCCCTGCACGAAGTCCATCGATATCAGCGGCACGACGGTCTGCGGGCTGGCCGACACCTGTATCCATTGTGAGCTATCAGGGTCGCCATAGTAGACGAACAGGCGGCCAGTATCGCTCTCAAGCCACATCTGGTTCGGCGTGATTGGTGCCGGTGGAGGATTGTCACCGACATACAGGCCCATGGCGGGACCGGAGACACCGGAGATTTTCCAGACGGTGCCGTCCCAGACGTAGGTGATGCCACCGGGGACCGGGGTGAATTGCGCGCCGACCGTGGGTGTGTTGGGGAAATTGAAGCCCATCAGACCAACCTCGCTGTCGCTGTAATCGTCGTCGTGTAGTACCCCGAGCCGACAGTGGCATTCGCCGTGCGGGTCTCCTGAACGGCGTTAAAATTAGCAAACGTGATACCTCCCGGTGTGGTCGGAAAACTTCCAGAGCCAACTTGAACACCGGACAGGGTGGGGGTTACCCGCATATGGCACGGTAGATAGGCGTTAGTCGCGTAGGCGCTACCAGACGTCAATTGACCAGAAAAAAGGTTGTTAACCTTGCACCAGTACCGCTGGCATCGCGCCAAGTCGTCCTCGTATGACGGCGCGTTGAAGGGCGGTGCAAGCCCTGTAGCTTCGGGGTCAAGGTATAGTCCGACATCGGTGATGGTGAGCTTTGCATTGGCGACTGCCGCGCCGTTGGTCACCCCGGCGACGCCCATCTTGTTGCCGCCACCCCAGCCAGCCGCACCGACATAGTTGGAGCCATAGGCGTAGGAGAAGCGCAGCGACAGTGCGTAGGTGTTGTCCACCGGCCATGTGCCTGTCGTGTCGCCGGGGACAACGATGGTGAAGACCTGCGGCACGCCTGCCTGTGCGATGGTGAAGGAGCCACACCAAGCGCGGTCACCAGCGCCGTTGGTGATGGCAAAACCATAGGTTCCTGCTTGGTCACAGACGGCGCAGAAACGAACCACAACCTGCTTGGCACCTGCTGCGCCCCAGCCGAAATCGGCAATGTCGAGACCTTCGACCGGGAATAGTTCATAGAGATAATCCGTCGCGGCCAACGAGGCTTTCGCTGTCGTCGCGGTAATCGCCACGCCTGTCAGCGTGCCTTCCGGCGTCGGTGTCGCCAGCGTCACTTTCTGGCCAGAAAAGATGATGCCGCTGGAACCGGCAGCTATCTGGTCGGCTGGGTAGCCACTCGCTGTGACCGCCGTCGTGCCGTTCTGCTGGCTCACCTGCGCGGTCGGATTATTGATGCGATTGCGGGTGCGAGCGGTCTTGATGGTGTAACCGGACAGGTCCGGTGGCGTGTAGCCCAGCCCCGGTGCCAGCATGACCCACTGGGCACCATCCGCGTCGCGATACCAGATGTACAGATTGCCGGTGTCGCTTTCGAACCACATCTGATTGTCGGGCGGATTGGCGGGCGCGGTGTCGGATACGATGGTGCCGGGAGGGACCGACACCGGTTGCCATGACAGGTTCTTGCGAACGTATTGCTGGCCGTCGTTCGGGGCCTCGCCAATCTTGCTGTTGACTGACGTGGTCAGCGCGTTGTCGGCCGCGATGCGGGCTGCTTCTTCGGCATTGACGTCGGCGGTGCGGTTGGTGATTTCGGTGGTGATTGCGGTGTTGAGCGCGGTATCGGCATTGGTGCGGTTGGTGATTTCCGCGTTGAGGTTGTTGGTCAGCGTCGTGTCGGCGCTCTGGCGTGCCGTGCTCTCTGCTGAGATGTTGCTGGCGTTGGCTGATGTGGCCGACTGCAGGGTCGTTATCTGGCCGTCCTGCGCGGTGTTCTTGTCCTGCACCGCCATCATGTCGGTCTGGGTGGCGTAGTAGGCCCCGTGCTGACCGTCGAGCAGGTCGGCATCGAGTGCCGAGCCAGCGCCGTCGACCGTGAGCATGGCCGCCAGTATTTCCTCCGGGGTCAGCGTCGAGGGCGCGAAGGTGCCCTGATATTCCCATTCGGCACCGTTCCAGAGGTACATGTCACCCGTGTCGACATCGAGGTACATGTCGCCGTACTGGCCACCAGCGAGCGTCGGCGGCCCGTTGCCGGTCATCCATGCCGAGCCGCGCTGCACGACTTGGTTGATTTCGACCAGCCCAATCTTCGGCGGCACGGCAGCGGCTGGCACGGTCGGCTGTGCGACCTCGACCACCACATCCTTGTTGGAAACGATGACATCAGTCATGGCCGCACTCCGGTGATGCTGACGCTGCCTTGACACAGCGTCGTGGTGCCTGCCGCCGTCGAGGCGCGCAGCGACCACCAGCAGCCCGATGGCAGCGTGTTGACGACCGTGTACGGCAGCTGCAGCAGCACCTCGCCGGGGATGGCTGTCTGGACCACGGTGAAGGTGGCGAGCGCCCCGCTGTCGTCGCGGCTGGTGTAGATGGCGGCCGATATCGTCGCGGTGTTGAGGTCGAAGGGCGTGGTCTTGCCTGCGTCCTGCCACAGCCGGACAGAAACGGAGGTGTCAAAGTTGTAGGTCATTTCCAGCGAGACATCGTCAATGATGTCTTCCGGGGTCTCCTCGATACCGGCGGCGTCGGTGATGCGCAGGGTGCCGAGCGCTATCAGCTGCGCCTCACCCTTGACGGTGCCGACCAGCCGCACGCGGTAGCCGTTGATGTCCTTCAGCACGTCCTTGCCGATGGACACGCGCGCCTTGCCGTTGATGACGTCGGTGGCCGGGACCGGATAGACATCGGTCTGTCCGTTCGTCCTCGCGGTCACCTGCAGCTGCGCCGCGACGTCAACACCCACGGACCTGCCGTCTGCGGTCAGGTACTGGAAGTCGATGGTCAGCGGCACCTTGGCAGGCACCCGCAGCGACATCGGCGCGGGCTCAATCGGGTTGAGGGCAATGGTGCGCAAGACCTTCATGCCGGTGCCTCCAATTGACCGTCGCGATAGACCATGCCCGGCCGGATGTCGGCATAGCTGGCGTCAATGCCAAGGACGCGCCGGTCGCCCGGCATCAGCCGCGACGGGTCTTGCTCGACATTGGTGACGATGCCATCGGCGTCGCACATGGCCCACGCCCCGTAGACGGCATTGATAAATTCGCCGGTCGCCGGTTCCCACTCCGTCAGCGCAAACCGCATCTCGTACCAGTCCTGCCCATCCTCGTTTTCGAACAACAGGATGCGGTTGTCGGGCGGTGGCTCGATGATGTGGAAGAAGCCGAAGTCGGTGATTTCCATGGCGCTCATCCCGAAAATCCCACCCACCCGCGAACCGGGTCATAAATCTGCAGGTACACGAAATACAGGCCGAAGACCTGCCCGTTGCCGCCGCTCTCACGCTCGTAGCCAACGACAACCTGCCCGCCGAGGTTCTGGATGCTGGGGGCGCTGTTGTAGCTCAACGACACCTTGCGGTACTGCAGGTTGGCGACGCGGTCGTTGGCCCATGCCTGCGCCCGGTTCTCGATGCGGGCGTTGATGGCGTTGAAAGCAGATGTTGAGCCCCACGCGTTCCACGCCGAGCCGCTGAGGTTCCCATCGGTGTTGAGATAGGCGGCACCGGCATAAACCTTGTCTGTTGCCTTCAGCGAGCCGTCCTTGCCCAGCGTGATGACCTTGTCGGCCACTGTGATGGTGGCGTCGGCCTGCGCGCCGCTGTCGATGGCGATGGTCATCCGTTCGGTGCCATCGGCCGCATAGAAGACAATCTTGCCTGCGCCGCTCGTCGGCTTGACGTCCAGTTCCGGGGCCGCGACCGACTTCTTGGTGACGATGCTGCCGTCGTCATTGGCGACGATGACGTCGGTGCCGGACCCGTCCGGCTTGTCGTTCAGCACCAGCCGGTTGAGCAGCGCCGGGGTGGCGGTGGCGTCGGCCAGCTTGGCGAACCAGCCAAGGTCGGCACCCGTGAACGACAGGCCGTTGACGCCCGTGGTCGAGGTGAAGCCCAGTCGGCCGAAATTGTCAGCACCGGATATTTCCAGCCCCTTCGAGAAGGCTTTCAGGGCGTCGACATACTTCTTGTTGGCAGCGTCGGTGTCGGCGGTCGGGTCGCCAAGGTTCATCAGCCGCTTGCCGTTCATCGGCAGGTGGTTGGTCGGCTGGGTCTGGCCGTCCTTGGTCAAGCAGTTGGTGAGCCCGGACGCGATGTCGTCATCGTTCTGGTCGTGCCGGTCGGCCTTAATCTTGATGGCTGCAGCCGCATCCTGCACCCAGTTCATCACGCGGCTGAAGGTGCCATTACCGTCAAAGGGCATTACCGCTTCTCCTCTTTGTTCTGCGAGAGAACGCCACCGAGTAGTGGCCCTTTGAGCCGCGACGGCCCGGTCCTTGCCTTCAATAGAGCCTTGGCCAGTTCGGCGCGGTTGGTCTTGCCAGACAGCATGTTGGCCAGCGATGCGTCGCGCGCCTCAATCCTGCCGGTGGACATCTTTTCCGAGATGCTATCGACCACGCGCATGGCGAGCGCACGCGGGATGGCAGACAGGCCACCAACTTTAATTGCGTCGGACCAACTGAGACCAGAGAACGGCCCCATCTCTTCAGCCTGCCGCGATGCGGTCGGGCTGCCCCCGGTCACGGCGTTCTTGGTTTCGGAAAACACCTTCTCGCGTTCGAGCACGTCGAAAATGGCCTTGGCCTTCTCCTCGCCAAACAGCGAGGTGAGCTTGTCGCGGTTCCAGTCACCAGCCCCCTTGACGACGTTCTGCAGCGCGACCCGGTCGTTAGCGTTCTGACCGACGATGCGGTACAGGTCGGTGAGCGCGCCCCGGCTCAGTGCGGTCTTGACGGCTGGGCCGCCCTTTTCTATCTGCCGGTTGACGTCGCCGGGGGTCGGCGTTTCGCGTTTGCTGTCAAGCAGTGAACGCCCTTGTTCGTAGGCAGCCCCTTCCTTCTTCACACCGCTGTAACGGGTGTCGACATCCTTGAACGGGTCGGACGCTTCATGCAGGGCGTCGGTGATTTTGCCGTAGTAGTATTTCAGCGCCCCAGCTTCCTCCGTCCCAAGGTTGGGGCGGATGTTGCCATCGGCATCGTAGAGCATGTTGCCGATGTCCTTGCGGGCGTTGTGCAGCCCGTTTGTCGACGGGTCGAGTGCCATCGTGTCCGGCTTGAGCGGGTCGCCACCGGGGATGTTGAGGCTGTCACGAATAGCCTGCAGTGTTGGCTTCCTGCTGCCGCGCGCGTTTGCCAGTTCAGTGTCCAGTTCATCGGCAATCGACTGGGTGTCGACCGGCTGCTTCTGCGCGGCGTGGGCGGCCGGGTACTCCTCGCCAATATCCTTCGCCCGCTGACTGAATTCCTTGCGCACTTGGCTGGGGTCTTCGTTTGGCCCCACCTTTTCCAAGGTCTCATTGATGCGCTGGTTGCCGCCCTTGTAGCGTTCTTCCAGCGCGTTCGCGACGGTCACGCCGGGCTCGCCACCCTTGGCAACGATGCGGCCACCTTGCCAAGCCATCGGCTTGGAAACGTCCATCGGATTGGCCAGTATGCCAAGCTCATTCTGCTTGGCGAGTATCTGTTCTTCAGTCATGCCGCTCTGCTTGAGCAGCGCCTGAAAGCGGGCGAGGGCCTGCGGGTTCTCGCCTATCTTCTTGGCGGCGTCACCGATAGCGCCGCGCTCCGTACCGGCAGCGGCACCGCCAACTGCCACGGCACCGAGAAAGCGCAGGGCGGGCTCGTAGTCTTCAAGCCCGGTCGCCTTGGCCAGCTGCGAGCCTCCCTCGCTGCCAAGCCACGGGGCGACGACGCGGGTGCCGAAGCGGGTCAGCAGGTTGGCTGGGCCGCCGACCATGCCACCGGCAAATTCGGACAGGTCGCGGGCCTTCTCGCCCACCTTGGTCTGCGGCTGGTAGTGCTCGCCTATGGCGGGGGTGGTGACGTTCTGGCTGATGTCCTCGCCGGACGGCGGCCCCGGCAGCTTCTGTGTGAAGCCCAACGGCCCGGAGGTGCGGGCGGCTTGGGCTGCTGCGCGTTCCTCCGGGGTGATACCGAGCCAGCCCGACACCTTCTCACCGGCTGCCGTGCCAAGGTCTCCGATGTCACCGAAGAAGCCGACACCATGCTCTGCGGCAGAGCGAAGCCCGGTGCCGACAGAGCGAAGCACGTCGTAGCCGCGCGACACGGGCGGTGCAGCTGGCGCAGCCGGGGCGTCTGGCGTCGGCTGGTCGGCGCGGCGGTATCCGACTGCTTCCGGTTCGGTAGGCGCGGCGGTCTCTGCCTGCTGCGCAGCCTTGTAGGCCGGGATGAGCTTCTTCACAGCCTCGCTGTCGCCTGCGGCTTCGGCCGCCTTCATTGCCCTGCCAATCTGTTCCGTCGTCGCCATCTCAACCACCTCCACCATACTTCTTGAGGATGGCATCGACTTCCGGGTCTGCCGCCAGTGTGGATTGGGCCGGTGTCGGGGTGGCCGCTACATCCCGTACCGGCCCTTCGGCGGGCATCTGCTTGGTGCCGGGCTGATAGGTCGGGTCGTTGATTTTGGCGATAGCGTCATCAATCTGGGTTTGGATGGGTGTCCCGGCGATGGGGGCCTTCATGCCTTCCATGGCGATGGCGCGGGCGCGGCGCTTGGCGGCAATCTTTTCCGGCTTGTCACCCGGTTGCGGGATGAACAGGTTGTTGTAGCGAACCCATTCGGACGGCTGGATGGCCGCGCCGCTTTCCCTTCTGAGGAAGGCGGTGACGAAGTCGGAAGCCCCTTGTTGCGCGACTTGGTATTCTGGTCCGGCCATGACGTTGCTCGCCATCTGACCGAGTGGGCTGTCCTGTCCAAACGCCAGCAATGGTATGCGAGGACCAAGTTGCGTCAGCACCTGCTCGCCCTTGTCGATGGCGTCGGCAGACCCGGCCGCGCGGGCATAGTAGTTGGCGATGTTGCCTTGCGCTTCGGTGACCTTGCCGGGTCCGGGGCCGCCGACCGTAGTCGTGGTGGTGCCGTCCGCGTTGGTGGTGACGGTGATGCCGCTGCCACCGGTCTTCGGGGCCGGGTATTCCGGTGGGTTCTGCTTGGTCGTATCGATATAGCGCTGGCCGGTCGGGTCGGTCGGGTCTTTCTCCCAATTCGGCTTCGGGTCGCGCGGCTCGACCAGCTGCGGCGCGCTCTGTCCGGTGGTGTCGTTGTAGAGGTTTGGGTTGTTCTTGTCCCGCTCGAAGCGCGACGGCGGGCTGACATAACGGTCTGGCTCCTTGCCGGTCGGGTCGTGCCAGAGGGTCGGGTCTTTCTGGTCCTGCACCCAGTTCGAGGGTGCCTGCACGTACTGCGGTGGGTTCCTGCCGCTGACGTCGATAAACTTTGTCGGGTCGTCCTTGGCTTGTTCGTATTTCGAAGGCTGGACGACATACTGGGGCGGGTTCTGCCCCGTGGTGTCGATAATCTTCGTTGGGTCGTCGGCCGATGGCTGGTAGTTGGGCGGCGGGGTGAGGTAGCGCGGCGGCTCCTTGCCGCTGCGGTCGATGTAGCGACGCCCGGTCGGGTCGGTCGGGTCAACCTCGAATTTGGTGCCGTGTGCCTCGTCATAGCGGCGCTGGTCATCGAGAACGGCCTTGTCATGCTCCCACCCGGCCTGCTGCTGGGCCTGCTGCTGGCGATAGGACATGACATGTTCCTTGATACGCATGGCCGCTTCCGGGTCGAGCGCCAGCGCCGTCGCCATCGCATCCGGTGGCAGGTCGCCAGTCATCGGGTCTTGCCGCATCAGTGCCTGCGCCAGCGCCTGCCGACCGGCCGTATCCTTGGCTTCGGCCGACTTCTGCTGCAGGGCATTGACGAAGCTGTCGGCCATGTAGGCGGCACCCTGCCACGGCGAGGCAATCTGCGCCGGGGCTTGCGGGGTCTGTTCCGCGAGTGCCCTGCGGCGGTCCTGTAGCGCCTTCAGGGTCAGACCACCGGTCGGGTCGGTCTTCGAGGTCTGGGTTGTCGATATCAGCCTCATAGCCATAGGCTCCCGCTGTTCAGTCGCTGCATCGCCTGCGCCAGCTGCTGCCGCTGGTTATTCTGCTGGTTGGGGTCGAAGGTGGAGACCGCCTGCGCCGGGGCGAGCATAGCCTTCGGCATCGCCAAGCTGGCGAGGTTCGTGTCGCTCTTGGCGACGGCAGGCATCTTGAAGCCACTAATCGCGTCGCCCAGTTTCTCGCGCCAGCTTTTATCTTTCTTGGTATCCGCCACCATCGTCTGGCTGGCAGCCGGGCCAGCCCAGCCCGGAGGGTTCTGCGGACCCATAGCCCCACCGGGGGTTCCGGGCTCTGGCATCGTCGTGCCGGTCTGCGGCTTCTGGTTCGGGCCTGCCGCGTCAATGGCGGCCTGCGGGCTGGCGACGTCGGGGGCGTGCGTAACGCCACCACTGGGGGCGGTGCCAAAGCTTTCACCCTGCGCCGCGAGGTTCTGGCCGAGCGTCATGTTCAGGTCAATCGGCTTGCCGGTCGCCTGCATTGCCTTGATGGTGTTCGGCCCCCATCGCTTCAGCGGGATGTTCCCGGCGACCTGCGCCTGCACCTCGTAGGGCGCATCAATGGCTCTGGAATAGCCGGTGGCAAGGCCACCGAAGTCACGCCAAGTGGCATCGGTGATTTGGAAGTAGCCTTTTGCCAAATCGCCAGTGCGGTTGTTGATATCGCCGATGTCGCCTTGCAGAATGTTCCTGCCGCCGCTTTCATTCTGAAGAAGGGCACCAAGCAGCGTCGCCATTTACCGGCCTCCTGCCTGCAGCTGCTTCAGCCGTTCCATCAAAGCCTGCTGCATCATCGGGTTCGGCGGCGGCTGACTGGCTAAATCACCGAGTTGGTTCATGGCCCCCGGAGGCACCATGCCGCCACCTCCCATGGGCATCCCCGCGCCCATGGGAGGGCCGCCCACCGGTCCCATCTGCGCCGGAGGAGACGCGACGGGTGCGATGGGTGCCTGTTGTGGCTTCAGCTGCGCCGGGGTGACGGTCATGTCCGGGGTCGGGGCGGCTGTCACCGGGGGAGGCGCGAAGTCACCAAACAGCTGGCGCTTGCCGGGGTCGGCGTTCTGCGGGATGCCGCCCGCCATCTGCTGCGCGGTCGGCTTCTGCTGACCGCCTCCCAGCAGTTCCTGTAAGAATGGCATTGGCATATCCGTGCTCCTTTACAGTGCGAGCAGCTTCAGGGCCGACCCGCCAAGGCCGAAGATACCGGCGTTGGTGTTGGCGGCGGCGTTGGATGCGTTGGCGTAGTTCTGCTGGATGTACTGGCCGATGGGGGCGGCATCGACACCCTGCTGCGAGAACGGCTGGAACTGCGGCACCGAGACTTGGCTGCCGCTCATCAGTGCCGAAATCTCGTTGATGGGCGCGTTGCGGACGGTCTGGCGTTCCTGCAGCTGGCCACCACGGAGATTGTTCAGGAAAGACCAATAATCCTGCTCCTGCTGGTAACCGGCGCGTTCCTCGCCAAGCAGGCGGCTCTGTTCCTGTCCACCGGCAAGCAGGGCGGCCATGCTGGCGTCGGTGTCCTGCCGGTTCTGGGTGTCCTGTACCGAGCCCCAGTTCGCACTGCCCGGTGACAGGCCGCGTGCGGCCAGCTGCGCCTCCTGCTTGGCGCGCTCCGGGGCCTGCTGGGTGTTGTAGCGCTGCATCAGGGCATTGACGACGTCGTCCTTCTGCTTGGCGTAGGCGTTCGGGTCGTAGGTGGTTGGTGCCCGGCCGCTCTCCCACGCCTGCAGCCCTTCGGTGTCGAGGTTGGTGCCGAGCAAGCCCTGAAGGCGGGAGGACTGCGAGACGCCCAGTTCCCCAAGGTTGGCCTGCATCTGGTTCTGCAGGCCAAGCAGTTTCTGCTGTTCCGGTGAAAGCTCTGTCACGCGCTCGTAGCGCGGCACGGAAATAGGCTTGCCGTTGGCGTCGGTGACGGTGCCGGTGCCAATCTGGTTATAGGTCACGCTGCCATACGGGTTGCGCTCGTTGGCGTTGTTGATAATCGCGCTTGCGGCGCTCGACCCTACATTAGCCGACTGTTGCGCGGACGCTGTGTCGTAAGGGTCCGGTGCCTTGGGCTGGCTGACCATTGGCCTTCTCCGTTTGGTCGGGCGGCCCTAACGCCCAGATATCTGCAGTCTTCGGGAAGCATCCCGTACATCAGTGCGTCATCGACGCCGTCGAGCCCGCGCCGCACAAAGCCCTCGTATATAAAACCGAGCCGCTTCAGGCGGTTTTCGGCAGCGTGGTTGTCAGGGGCGCAGAGCGCGGTGATGCGGCTGGCCTTGGTAAACAGAGCCCGGAAGATGCCGCGCAGCAGTCGCCGGGTGATGGCGTCGGGCTCATCCACGGCGCAGGAAAAATGCACGTCGAAGGGGCTTTTGAACTCACACGCAAGCCCGGCGACGATGTGACCGGTGATGTCCTCGCGAACGCTGACACAAAACCAGTTGGGGCCATCAAGGTGCTGCCCCCGCAGGTCCAGTTCGATGCGGTCGCGCAGGAAGGCGATGAAATCGTTGTCGGTCTGGGTGGCATAGATGAACCTCATCCCAAGACACTCCCCTGTTCGTAGAGGATGTCAGCGCCGGAAAAGGCGAACTCGCAGCCGAAGACCATCGCCTGCATTCGGAAGGCCCCATGCACGCCGAGGCGGCCGACACCGGACCACTTGGCATACATCGAGGAGGGCGGTGCCCAGTCGGCCGTGTCCCAGCTGGCGGTGTCCCAGTCGGCCCCGGCATCGGAGAACGACAGGTCCGGCTGGTTGGCGGGCGGGGTATCCTTGAAGTCGACCTGAATGTCGACCATCGGGTGCGGCTGGCCATCGGTGATGATGTACGGCTTCACCATCTTGAAGTGCTTCTTGCCGGGGCTCTTGTAGTTCGACCACGACAGCTGCACGTCGACCTTGATGGCCGCACCGTCGTCATCGAGGTAGTTGCGACCCATGGCGAACAGGTTGCCCTTGTCGTCGGCAATGTAGCGGGTGTCGTTGACGTAGCAGTAGCAGCGCGACGGCACGGCCGACCAGCTGGACCAGTAGGCGGTCGGCATGAAGCGGACCATCTGCTTGTAGTGGTTGGCACCGCCCTGCGGCATGTTGCAAATCATCCGCGAGGTCGGCGGGTCGAGATAGACCTGCCAGCCGGGCGCATTGCGGAACCGCCGGGAGGCATCCATGAAGGTCGAGTAGACGGCCCGGTCGGTCTGACCAAGCTCCTCGATGCCCGCCTTCATCAGCGTCGACATCGGCACAAGGCCGGTGGAAATCAGCACGTAAAGCTCACCGCCATACTGGGCGACGCAATGCTTGCTCATCGGCGCATCGAAGCGGAAGACGCCCTGCGATGCATAGTCGCTGTCCGGGTCGGTGCCGCCGTAGATGGCGCACTCGCCATTCGAGGTGAAAATCACCAGCTTGTCGTTCATGCCGTCGCCACCGTCGACCGTCCAGCTGTAGATGGCGCGCACGGTGCCGCCGCGCTTGAACATGGCATTCAGCGGCAGGTATTTCAGTTCGCCGGTCTTCTGCTGCAGCGGCAGGTAATAGACGGCCAGATGCAATTCGTCGGCAAACCAGACGTGGTTCTGGTGGGTGAGGATGGTGGCGAACTTGTCGGGGTTAATCCACGTCTCCGATGCCGGGGCGGTGACCGTCTCCTTGACCAGACCGGCGGTGGTGTTGGTGCCGTCCCACGACCATACGCCGTCCTTGCCGTTGACCATCAGCGTGTAGGTCTTCTCACCGAGATTGGCGAACGACGTCCACGACCAGTCGTTGCCGGTGAAGCCGGTATGCAGGTCGACCCCGGAATAGCTGGTCAGCTTGCCGTTGGTGCCGAGCGCGAGGTTCGGGGTCGGGAAGCCGTAGAACGGCACAAGGCTTTCGACCGGCTTGGCGTCGGGGTGGGCAAAGACCTTCTTGCGGCCGAAGCGGCACCTGATTTTGTCCTCGTCTATCACCCAGTTGTCGAGGATGGTCGCCTTCAGCGGGTCGGTGTTCGGAGACAGGGCGGCCGACAGGCTCAAGCCCTTCAGCGGTGCGCCGATATGGGCGAGCGACGCCGGGTTGCCTTTCTTGACCCGCATCGCCTCCGCTTTGCCTGCGTACCGGGTCGGCATCATCCTCATTGCTGCCTCCCTTCATCGACATCGAGGTCGAGAACGCGGGCATTGACGCGGCCTGCCAGCTTGTTCATGCGGGCGGTGTAGTCCCGCATCTCCTCGCCAAACTCCAGACCCTTGCCCTTCAGGAAGCGGTATTTCAGGCCATCAATCGCCAGCCTGCCGTCGAACAGGATGAGGTCGGTGTCGGTGGTCGGCCGCGCCTTCGGCACGCCGTTCAGGTCCGACACCCAGTAGCCGTCGCCCAGCGTTATCTTGTAGGGCTCCTCCAGCAGCACGTCGTCGGCCACGGCCGACATCAGTGCCACCATCTGGGCGACGTCTTCGTCCAACGAAGTGACGACGGAGGAAATCGGCTTCTGGGCAATCCCCAGTTCCATCTGCGCATCCGACACCACTTGGTTGATTGTGTAGAGCATCAGGCAACACTCGCTATCTTCAGCTTGTCGATGACGGCCTTCTGCGCCGTGATGGTCTTGACGGCCTCATCGACCTGCTCCTTCAGGGCTTCCAGTTCGCCATCCTTCTCACGGATGATGGCTTCGAACTTGCCGATGTCGCGCTGCATCGCCATCAGCTTGACGGCACGCCCGGCCAGTTCGCGGATTTCGGCAGGCATGGTGTCGTCCTTGCCGCCACGGCCTGCGAGCTTGGCCAGACCCTCGACGGTCGAGATGCCGCGTGCGGCGAGCATCATGAACATCGGGGAGGTGCAGGCGGGCCAGAGCACCAGCGGATAGCCTTCCTCGCTGTCGACGGCGGCGCGCTGCTTCTCGAAGACCGCGTATGGGCCGGGATAGTCTTCCTTGTCGTCTTCGGTGGCGGTGCGCTCGATGCGCAGCAGCGGCGGCCGGTCGAGGGTAATCAGCAGCTGCTCGCGGTAAAGCGGCAGCCCGTCGCGGCCAAGGCCGTCCTCGACCCATCCCATGTGAAATCGTGCCAGTGTCGGCGTGTCGTTCATAATCAGTTCCCTTTCGCCCTAACGTTGAGGGGACCGGGGGGTTAGGGCATCCCCCGGCCACCTTCCGCCCGCGCTGACGCTCTCAAGTGCCAGTGAGCAGGAGACGGCCCTGCATGGCGCGGTTCGACAGCGTCATGCAGCCCATGAAGGCGATATGACGGGTGACGGCGTCCATGTCGGGGGTCTGGTCTGGAAGGTCGAGGGCTTCGAAATTGCGGCCCGTGTAGACTTCCAGTTTCATGTACTTGGTGTTGACCATGTAGCCGCCGACAAGGCCGGTGGCGGCACCATCGAAGACGATGGCGGCGGTCTTGTACTTCAGGGTCTCGAAGCCGAGGGCTCCGAGCTTGGCGTCGGCATAGCGCTGGTTTTCCTGCAGCCCACTTTCGTAGGTCGAGTAGATTTCAGCGTCTGCCAGCACAAGGTCCGGCTTTTCCGTGCCCCGGATAAGCTTCATCCAGAGCGCGTTCATGCCAGCCTTCAGGGCCGGGTATTGCAGGCCGGTCGCACGGGCAATCGACTGGAACTGGTTCTTCCAGAAGCCCCACGTACCGCTGTCGATGCCGCCGACGATGCCGGTGCCGTTGTCGGTGATGAACGCCTTCAGACCGGCGAAGGATTTCGCCAGCGTCCCATCTGAGTACACGGCCTTGGTGATGTTGTTAGACATCGTGGTCTGGGCATTATCTAATTTACCCTCTAACAGATTGAGAATCCTCTCCTTTCCTCTGTTTTTTGCGAGGTCTGGACCAGACAGCGTAACGGACGCGACGGCGTTGGCCGGGGCGTAGTCCGCTTCCGAGATGGTCTCCTTGACGGCACGGGACAGCAGGTCGGTGCCCGTGTACCAAGCGAAGGTTTCTTCGGCGTATGTCAGCGGGGCGCTGATTTGTTTACCGCCGTCGACTGTGCGGATGCGGTCACCTTGCTTCAGAAGGGCGGTGACGGCATTGGAGTTGGCGACGTTATCCGCAAACTCCTTGTGGTAGTTGGCCAGCGTGGTCGCAACCAGCTGGGTTACGGTAGGTTCGGCCATAGTCGGCTCCTATGAGGGTCATAGGCCGACCTCGTCCGCAGCCGCTGCGATAACGGCACGCAATCCCTTGGGTTCGCCTCCGGGGGCATCTGGCTTGGCGACGGGCGACGTCCGGCCACGCACGTTTGACCGTGCCGCCGCTGCCGCTCGCGCGTTCGCCTGTTTCTGCTCGACGGATTGCTTTTCCCTCTCGATGAGGGAATTGCGAAGCTGGGGGTTCATCCACACGGCAGTGTCGTAAGCTTCGCGCAGGTCGCGGTTCGGGTTGGCATGGAACAGTTCTATCATCTGCGGGATGACAGCATCGAAGTGCGGGTGCAACGGATTGCCCTGCGCGTCCTTCTCGTCTGCGAACTGGTCTATGCCCCAATTGATGACCCTCATGCTTTCCTGCGACGCCCGCTCGTTGGCCTGTCGGTTCAGGTTTTCCAGCTGCGTCTTTAGGTTTTGCAGTTCCGATGTCGTTTGGCCGACGTGGTCGGCGAAAAACTTGATAGCCGGGTCTTTCATGTCCTCTGCGGACAATCCGTTCGTCGGCTGGTTGCCTTGGCCGAAGACTGCCGCTGGGTCCAGTTGCATGCGCTGCATCAGGTCTTTGACGAGTGCCACTTTGTCAGCAACGTTCGGTGACATTGCCCGGACATGGAAGGCGGCCCATTGCTTGATTGCGTCCGCTGGATGGACCACACCGCCAGTCTGGTAGTCGACCAAGGTCTGCTTGACCGTGGGATGCTCGAAGACCGGTGCAACAGCTTGCGTGAACTGAACTGCTGTCGCGTTGGCCTGCACCTTGCTTTGGTAGTCGCGCTCCATTTCGGTGTGCCGACGAAGTAGGAAGTCTTGACCCTCCTTCGGCAGCTTCTGGAATGTCGTGCGGTCCTCTGCAGACCAGTGCGCCGGGGCTTCGCTGCTACTCCCCGAAGGGGCTGGGCTAGGCGGCTGCACTGGTGGTGCGGTTCTGTCTGAAACAGGGGCTGGGCCGGGAGGCTGCTCACCCTCTTTCGCTGCAAATCGTCCTAAATTATCGCGCGGTTGGCCAGATTGTCCAGCCGGGGCCTCTTCGGGGCTTTCGCTCTCCGGGGCCTCTTCGATTTCAGTCCATGAGGCTTCGGCCACTTCGCGCAGCGAACGCGGCTGGTCGGCCGCTTCATTCGCCGGTTCCGGTGTCGTTCCACTGGAAGGTGTCGTCGGTTCGTTCGCCATTTGCCCTAACCTCCTCTAGTTCCGCCAGCTGCACTTCCCGGCCGCGCCGATAGACGTGGTCCGCAGGCAAGTCTCGCGGGTCATAGCAATCATGCTCGTTCATCTCCCGGTCCCGCTGTCGCCAGCTGGTGACCGCCTCGCCGGTTATCGGGCTCTCGAAGCTGTCGAACCGCGACAGCCGGGGCGTCGGAAAACCGGTGTTCACGCGCTCATGACGATAAAGGGTGGCCTTATCCACGTACTTCCCGTCACGAAAAACATAGACCGTCATGGCACCTCGCAGCTGACCTTGCGGGCCATCATCAGCGCCATTTCCAGATGGTCGGCGGCGCGCTGCATCCGCTTATTGCGGAAGTCCCAGCCGTCATCGATGGCACTGCCTTCAGCCTCATGCATGACGGCACGAAACGCCTCGCTCGCTTCCGTTAGGCGGTCGAGGCGGCTGGTTTGTGAATCAGTTAGAGGCACGCCGGTCTCAGTATTGACCGGCACGCCCCAGCGCTGGATTGCATCTCTCGGTCCCATCACAGCCTCATGTGAACGTGAACGGCGTCGGCGCGCTGTCCTTGCCGTGGTCGCTGACGATGACGTCGACAGCGCCAGCGACAGAACGACGGGCGTCAATCGTCAGCTGGATTTGCGTGGGGCTGATGACCCTGAAGTAAGGCGTCGGCACGCCACCGGTCTTGACCGTCGACCACTCGGTGAAATTGGTGCCTGATATCAGCACCAGAACGGTCGGGCCGCCTGCGACCGCCGTGGCCGGGTTGAGCCCAGTGATGGTCGGGTCTTTGCCGGGTGACGCCGGGGCCGGGCCATACGGCTTGTTCGGCGCGACATAGCCACGCGGCACGCCAAGGTCACCGACGATGGGCATCCCGACCAAGGCCGCCTTCTCGACCTGCGTCTTTGGCGAAAAGTCGTTGGTGACGTTCGCCGTCGACTGGCTCAAGTCGTCGCCATAGGCCCCGCCGTAATACTGGATGGTCGGGACGTAGGCCGGGGTGTAGCTCCCGGCCGGGGGTGGGGTCGGATAGCGCTGGCCCATCTCACTCCTCCGGTTTGACTTCGTTGTGCGGCTTGCCCGCTTCCGGGTTTGCGCCACCGGACGGATAGGGCTCGTTCGGGGCGATATCGACGGTCTCTGCCTTCTTCGGCTCGACGGCCGGGCTCACCGGGTCTTTGCCGCCCTTGTCCTGTTCGCGCTTGTATTCGTCGGCTGGCAGGCCGGACGTCAGACCTTCGGTGTCGGTCGAGGTTGGTGTTGGGGTCTTCGCCATGGTGGTTCTCCTTGGTTAGATGTTGACTGCGCCGGGGCCGACCGGCATCCCCGATATCGGTGGTCCGGCCCCGTTGGTCTTTGGTGGTGCTGCAGCGGGTGATGGCTTCGGTGGGCCGCCTTCGTCGGGCTTGCCACCCGGAGGCGGTAGCGGCGGCGGCATCGGCGGGGCAGGCGGCATCATCGACTGCATGGCGATTTGCTGCTGCAGCTGCTCGATGAAATCGTCCACCAGTTCGACCACGCCACGGCTGAAGCGAACCGGGTGCAGGAACATCTTCAGCAGTTCAAGGGACAACATGATGACCTGCGGCGGCGGCAGCAGGCCGGTCTGTATCATCTGCGCCGCGCCCTGCATGACGGCCTGTACCGACATCATCACCGCCTGCATCGACTGCTGTTCCTCCTGCATGTCGGCAACGACGGTGCTGTCGCTCTCGATGTCGACGGTGCAGGTCCGCATGAAGTCCGACCGCAGGATGGCCATGACCTCTGGCGTCACGTCCTCGCCGGTCATCGCTGACAGGGTCGAGGCGTCGAAATTCTTGGCAATCAGTTCGGCCTTCATCCGCAGCAGGTCGGTGACGAAATTGGCTGCCTGCTGCTTCTGGTCGGACAGGCGCACCATGCCCATCGAGCCCTTGATGCGCTGCGCGGTCGCCGTTTCGCTGGCTTTCGTGGCACCGCGCATGATGTCTGATATGCCCATGATTTCGTAAATCGCCTGCTTGATTTCCTCGCGGGCGACGTAAAGCTCCTTCAGGGCCTGCACGAAATCGAGGATGGGAACCAGCCAGATGTGGTTCTGCAGGCCGCCGTTCAGCATGTCGACGCCGTCGACCGGCAGCATCTTCTGGTCGCCTGCCGACAGTATCTGGGCAATCTCCGATGACGCGCTGTTGTAGCCGCCACGTACCTTTATCTGCTGGGTGAGATTGGAGATTCGGCGGCTGGTCTCATCGAGGTCGGCGGCGAGGTCGGCATACAATTCATAGAAGGCGCGCGGTATCTGGGTGTCGGTCGTGGTCACCGCCAAGAGCGGGCGCGGGATGGGATAGAAGCCTTCCAGCCCGTAGGTGTCGTCATCGACGCGCAGCACCATGCCGCCAAGCTCGCGCACGAACCAGATGATTTGCCGGTTCGGCCGGTCCCAGATTTCCCAGACCATCATCTTCTTGATGACGTCGCCAAGCTTGCCCGCCGAGCGCATCGGGCTGCCGCCGCCGACGAGGTTCTTGGCGGCGCTCTCTTCGGTCCAGTTGCAAAGCTCGCTCTCGACCTTCTTGGTGGCAATCAGTTCATCGAATTTCGGGCTCGACCCTTTGAATTCGGAGATGCCCTGCTTGGCGGTGAACAGGTGCCGGAAGGCAATCCAGTCGGTGTCGCCGGGGGCGCGCACCGGGTCGAGCAGCAAGTCTTCCCAGTAGACGTATTCGTCGTTGACCTGTTCCCAGACCTTGACGTCCTCCATCGGCTGTTCGTTCTCGTCGCCCAGCGGCGGCAGCGGCGTAACGCCGTCGCCGGACATCACCGGCCGTTCTTCCATGGTCGGTATCCAGCGGACACGGACACAGCCACGGCCGGGCAGCAGCACGTCCTTGATGGCCGCCTTGACGCTCTCGTGGCTCATCTCGTCCTCGACCACGATTTCCAGCGTCTTTTCGATGACGGATGCCGCAGTCTCTATCGCCTTCTGGCTGGGCTTGCCGCCACTGGGGGCTCCGGGCGGCGGCATCGGAGGGCCAGGTTGTGGAACTGGCGCAAGACTCGGGGGAGGTGCAATCGGAGAAGGAGGCGGGGTCGCGAAACTCCCCCCGCCTCCCAAGTCGGGCGACCCGCCATTTGCTGTTGAGGGAATAACTGGCGGCGACCCCGACGCCGGGAGGGGTGCCGATGGAGGCGGCACCGGCCCGGATGGCGGTGGTGGCATGGGAGGCAGCGGCGAGGCACCGAGCGAACCGGGCATCGGCGGTCTGAACGGATTGTCGGGATTGGTGAAGCGGGCGCGGACGATGGGTTCAGGCGGCTTGGTGTAGACGGCGGGCAGCATCGTTTCTGTATTTGCAAAAAGGATGTTGAACACCACCTTGCCGCCGATGCTCTTGCTTTTCGTGGTGTCCCGGTTGCTCTTCGAGCCGATGTCGTTGCGATAAATCTGGATGATTTCGCGACCGCGCTTGCGCCAGTCGCTTTCGGCGCGTTCGGCGTCATCGAGGCAGTTCATCCAGTATTTCGGGTCGATGCCGAGATTGGCGTCGTCGGTCTTGGAGGTGTCGACCTGCTTGTCCGGGTTGCCGCTTTCAGCGGGCGGGGTCGGGGCGACCTTCGGCTTCTCGATGTCAGGGTCTTTAGCCATGAAGCACCCCGGCGCGGCTGCACCGTTGAGCCCTAACAGCCGACAATATCCGCGCGTCGTGGCTTTCTGTCAAAGTCATGCTACTTTGTCCCTCCGTGGGTCTGCAAAGCCCTCTGGCAGCAGACATCTGGCCCGGTCGCCGTGGAGTGACCCCTGCCGGGGAATAACTGGTCACCTCCAGAGGGCACATTTCACTCCAATTCGTTGAGCTTGAAGGCGTTGGCGATGAGGTACGGGTTATTGTCCTGATAGCTGCCCTTGCGGGCGAGGAAGGGCCGCGACATGCAGGCGTAGCGGACCTCATCGACGGCGTGGTCTTCGAGGTCGGTGTCGAGGTCTTCGGGGTTGGAACTGTCGTGAACCATCATCGGCAGGGTGCGGATGATGTCGCGGCAATGGCTGAAGAAGAAAATCATCGGGTTGCCATCGGCGTCGCCGCGCAGCCGCTGCCGCAGCTGGTCCCAGCCACCCATGCGCCGGTCTCTGGACACGCGGATGTTGTCGGCCCGGCGGAAATTGGCACCGTTGCGCATCAGCGTCTCACCGATGGAGGGACCGCTGACGACATTGAAGGCGGCCGGGTCGAGGACGCCGTAGGCGACGTATTCGCGCTTCTGGGTGGTTGGGTCTGTCTCGCGGTCGACAATGCCGATGCCGACCTGTTCGGCGGGCATCTTCAGGCCCTCGTTGGCAAAGCCGGGCTTGGCCCCATACCACTCGCGATAGCGGATGATGGCCCCGCGCGGGATGACATGGCCCTCGTGCTCGAAGGTGTCTTGGCAGACCGCCCACCAGCCGACCGAGAACGGCCGGGCAGAGCCCCAGTCCATCGACCGGAACTTGACCCATGTGTTCGGCACCGGGAAGGGCGGGATGACGTGGCGCTCGCGGGCAAATTCGGGGAAGAACGCGCCCTCGACAATGTCCCAGTCGCCATCGAGCCATGCCTTCACCAGCTGCGGGCTGCCGACCGACTTCAGGCGGTTGATGTAGCCGGGGTCGTTTTCCAGCAGCGCCGGGTTATCGGAGACCTTGGAGGGGATGAAGACCTTCGTCAGATGGGTTTCCGGGTCGCGGACGATGACGTTCTCGCCGTTGTCGATGAAGGCGCTCTTGACGGCAAAATGTGACGGGCCGCCCGGATTGCACGTACATTTCATCTGGCACTTGATGCCGTGCGGGCTGCGCAGCGTGGCCAGCAGCCGGAACATCGGCTGCAGCGACAGGAACTGGGTGATTTCTTCGAGGTAGCAGCGGGTCAGCGACCAGCCTTGGTAGCCCTGCGCATCCTTCTCGTTTTCGAGGTAGGCCATGTAGAATTTCGCGCCAGAGCGAAACTGGAAGCAGGCGTCTTGGCTTATCCACCGGGCGGCGTTGCCGTAGAGGTCGCTGGCAATGGCGATGGTGTCCTTCAGGTCCGCTCTCGCCTTGCGCAGCATCAGCCCGCGCGCATGGGGACCGTAGGCTTCCGCGTGCAACCACCAGTCACCCAGTGAAGCGAAGGTCTTGCCGCCCCCGCGTGCACCGCCGAAGACGGTGATATCGGCAGGCGAGGTGATGTACGGCACCTGCGCGGGCTGGGGGATGAACTTGTGGAGTATTCGGCCATCTGCCATGGCCTCAATCAGCTAGGTGATGCGCAGCGACGGCGTCAAGCTGTGTGCATAACGGTGCGACCGAGCCATGCATGGAGGGCACGACCCGGCCGCCCGACCTTCGGCTGTTTCGGTTAAACCAAAACTCCTAGGCAAAATTCAACGTATCAGAAAGAAAACGGCCGGGCTAACTCTCCTAAAGAGGGCTAACCCGGCCGTCTTGCCTTCCCCGTTCGTGACTCGATGAGGCAGCAGGAGACTATCAAATCAAAGCCACGTTTCAAGGATGGCGGGGTCGTCTTCCTCTTGCCGGGGCAGGCAATACAAGCCTTGGGCCTCCATCATTACCCGCATCAGTTCAAGACTGGGGTTGGTGATGATGTCCCCGGTCGGTGTTGCCCCGGCCGGGGTGACTTCCCAACGGCGCGCAATGTAGCCGTGGGGGAAGTCTTTCGGGTGGTCGTAGACCGTCCAAAGAGACAGCCACTCAGGCTGCATCGGGCTCCTCCTTTTGGGGCGGTAGCTTGTAGAGGTTGCCCTCCTTGGTGAATTTCCCGGCCTTGATGGCACTGTTCAGGGCATACCAGAGCCGGTTGACGACACGCTTGTCGCTTTGCTGCAGGCCCATGGCGATGGCCAGCTGCTTCATACCAAGACCATCCTTGTGGATGGTGAGGGCGGCGGCAGCCCGTTCCTCCATCCCGGCGCTGGATACCCTTTCTCCGGTGGGGGCTGCCTTCTTGCGGATGGTGATGGCCCCGGAGATTTTCCTCTCCGGGGTGACGTCGAGGGCCATGATGCCGTCGTTGCCGCGCAGCTGGGCGATGACTTCGGCCGCGCCTTCGAGCTTGTAGATTTCCCGCTGCAGCGCCTCGATGGTCTGGCGGTGGGCGGCAATCATGCTGTCAATCTGGTCGAGATACGGCCTGCTCATGACTTCACAACCAGTTCATAGCCAAGCGCACTCAGCATGTGGAACACCGTCGAGAAGCGCGGGAACTGCGTCTCCCCGTGGGCCATGCGGCTCACCGTGTTGGTCGACATGTCGGCCTTCTCCGCGAACTTGGAAAATTTGACCTTCCGCACGGCGATTTCACGGGCCAAGAACTTGTAAAGCTCGACCTCGTTCTTGAAGGTGAATTCTAGGTGTCCGTCCACCACGTTGGCGACCGGGCGTGACTTGCGCGGTATGTGAGCCAGTTGTGCTTCCATCGTGCTCATGCTCCTTCCTTTTCGTTGAGCGTTGACCTGTTCTTCACTTTCCATGCATCGAGCAGCTTGCCCGCTTGCATATGCAAAAATTCGGTATCGTCCGGGCAGCACTTCGGTGACCGGATAATCTTGTCGAGAAGAACCACGGCTTGGCGGCCGAGGTCATGTCTGGACATCGTCATGAAGACGTTTCCCATCATTGTTGACATCCTCCTTTGTTTCGGGAAACCACCGGTCAAGCACATCCCTGTACCATTCGCCGGTCATCAGCCCCAATTCGTAAACCGCTTGCTTGCCTTGCTGCTCTGCCATGTCCTGCAGGTTGGGCAATCCTGAAATGACGCTGTCAATCAACTCGTCGCGGGTGGCGTGCCTGCCTTCGCGCCACGCGCTGACATTGGTGGGGTCACCGACCGAAATCAGCCAGCCATTATCGACCCTGAAAGGCTTGTAGTCCTTGCATTCCCAGATGAAGGTGACCCCCGGATTGCGGTCGATGCTGATGCCATCGACAAAGTGTTCGCCAATGTCACTGAGGTCGCGGCGCTTGGCCATCGGCTTGGTGAGAAAAGGACAGTTCTTCACAGCAAATTCGGCACACAGCCGGTGGCAAGGCGGCTCCATGGTGGTCCGCGTGATGGAACACATCGGCCCTAGCACAAACCACTTGCGTTTCCCCATGAAGCCGCCGCACAGCCAGCAGCGCTTCTTGCGATAGCACTCCTCCCGCCAGCCGTCCTTGATGATGCGAAAATCCGGGGTGCCGTTGATGGTTTCGACAAAGGCGGGCACCGGGTAGCCGCGCACGTCGACCGGCAGCCGGGCCATTTCCGGTGGCAGGTCGAACAGTTCGCGGCTGACGCTCATCTCACTCTCCCCGTAGCAGCGACTGGAAGGCTGCCTGTCCTTCCGGGCCTGCGGCCCACTCGTCGCTCTCCTCCTTGGAGGCGTCGAAATCGCCGTTCAGGTGGTGCTGGCGGATGTCCTCGATGAGCTTCTGCATGATGGGGTCCGTGGAGGCGTCGCGGGCCTCGCGCAGTTCCCTTTCCAGCGTGATGGCGCAGAGCGCGTCGTCACTGAGGAAATCGTGATACTGGTCGGCGCGCGCCTTGGCGGCCATGGCATCGAGCCCGACACTTTCGAGCACCTGCGCCAGCATTTCGGATGTCTTGGCGGTCATCTCAATCCTCCATCACGTCCGGGTACTTCGCCTCAATCATCTTGGCGGTCGAGACGAACAGCCGCGCCGTGGTCGGCACGACGTAGCTCTTGCCCTCGACATTGATGCGCAGCAGCACGGCCGGGCGACCGGATGCCAGCCCATGCGGGGTGACACCAAGGTCGATGGAGCCACCGGGATACAGTTCCCCGGCGTCACAGAAGAACTCGTCGGGCTGCAGGAAGGTAATGCTCATCGGTATCATCAATGCATCCTCCGTTTTTCAGCCGCTTCCATCACCATCTTGGTGGCTTCGGCGTAGGCTTCCGGGTGTTCCTTGAGATAGGCGGCGGCCCATTCGAGCGTCGCCGTGTACTCCATGGCAGCCTTCACCGCTCGCTTGTGCGCCCGATAGACCCGCTCCGTCATGACGGCCAATGCGCCAATCATGACGGCAGACATGAAGATTGGGCCGTAAATCCAGACGTTGGTCATCGCTTGAAGTCCTCCACCTTGCTGCGGTGAAAATCGAGACAGTCCTTGCGGGTCGAAAACCGCTCGCGGTCTTGGTAGCCGCGCAGGTCCGTCGCCGTCTCCCAGAACAGCGGCTTGGCCCCGGTAATCGGCATGGCGTGGTCGAAGCCAAGGAAGATGGAGGACACCCACCAGTCGTCGCCCTTGTCATAGGCGATGTGCTTGTGCTGCCCAAACCATTCCGCCCATACCAGCATCGGCACCCGCTTCGGCTCGCCGTCTTCACCGAGGATGAAGAATTCAAGCCCGAAGTCGGGGTCTTCGCTGATGCGCTGGCAGCTTTCCATGAAGTCAAGGATGCGGTCGTGGTCTTCCGGGCTCATTGCTTCTTCCTCGCCGGGATGGTCTTCAACTCCTTGCGGTTGGTGAAGGCGACCATCCTGATTTCCTTGCCGGTCTGGGCGGCGACGATTTCCGCCACTATCTCGATTTGCTCGAAGCGGGCTGCTTCCGCCGCTATCAGCGGAAACCATTGGTCACCGACCATGTGGGCGACGACGCCCTCGACGCCGTCCTTCTCGTCCACCGCCAGTGCGACACGGATTTCATCGACCATCTTTATCTTCGGGCGCTTCATGGTGTCTCGTTTTCAGCTGGTTGATGATGGCGCGGGCCTCGCGCAATTCCTTGCGCACCCGCTCTGCCTGCAGCACCTCGCGGATGCTGAGCTTCTTCTGGTCGACATGGTCGATGATGTCGAGAATGTCGTTAATCAGGGCCGTCGCCGTATCGAACAAAGGGCCGGTGTCGGACATGGCATCAGTTCCACCTCGTCCTGTCCTGCGGGTCCGGCGTCTCCTCGTCCCCATCCTCGCGGTCGCGCATCGTCGCCTCACCGATTTGCCTCTCGGTAATGCCACGGAACAGGAAGCCGTTGGCGTTCCAGCTTTCGCACGCCAGCTGCATGTAGGTGTGGATGAGGTGTTCGATGTCGACCGGCTTATCCGCCTGCTTGGCCAAGTCCTCGACATGGTGGTCGAGCAGCCACGCGGCGGCGGTCATCAGCATCAGCACGCCCTCGACGGGCTGCTTGCCGGACGCCTCGCAGACGCCCTTGCAGACGGAGACCATCGACAGGATGTTGACGGTCGGGTCGAGACTGTCGACCGCGACGCGCAGGTTGCCGAGCGTTTCGAACTTGTTGCTAGGGGCGACCATAATCCTTTCCTCCGAGATGCGGACGCCGCATCGTATCTGCTTCGGAGGAGGGGGTGGAACAGCGCCCGGAAATCGTGATGACGGCGGCAAATGCCACAACTGCGACGTTAGTCATGTTACGCGCCCTCCATGCGCTTGATGATGCGGGAGACCGTCTTGGCGTCGTAGGAACTGCCCCGTTCCGTCGTCATCCCGCTCTGGTTTAACGTATCCGCAATTTTTCGGTACGACAAGCCAGAGTTTAATAGGGGGCTTATCAATCCCCACATCCGTGCTGCGCTGCGGTCGGCATCCTTGATTCTCAATGCGTTAGCATTATCAAGGGCATTGCTGCGCCGCCCACCCAGCTTGACCCCCCTTGCCTTGGCCTGTGCCAGCGCTGCCTTAGTGCGTTGTGAAATAAATTTTCTCTCCTGTTCCGCGAGTGCCGCATATATGTGCAGTTGAAACTCGTCGGCGTCAGGCATGGTCGCGACCTTGAAATGAATAGATTTCATCAGGGTAGCAATGTCGGCAACATCTCTACTTAGACGGTCCAGTTTCGACACCAAGAGAACAGCTTTCTCCTTCATCGCCAGTTTTAGCGCCCGCTGAAATTCCGGTCGCGATGTATCGGCACCCGACCCGACGTCGGAGAAGGTTCCAATCACTTTACCGTGATGAGCGGTCAGGAACGAATCAATGTCACGCAACTGTGCATCGAGCCCGAGCCCGGACTTGCCCTGCTCCTTGGTGGAGACGCGGGTGTAGACGATATAGTTGACGGTCTTGGTCATGTCTGGCGGTTCCTATTGCTAACGAAGCTGCGACGCATGTATTTTTTTTCGGGAGGGGGGAGGGCAAGGCTAGTCTCTACCTCAATGATATCTCCGGACTGCAGGTTGCGAAAAAAAAGAGACGATGCAACTTGAAGTTAAACCGAAAATCCCAGATTTTGTGGGGACAGGGGCTCCATTTATCACCCCCACCCCCGCCGTTCCGAAGCCCCCCGGAGGGCCGGGCCAGCCTGTCGGCCGCCCTTGCCTTCGAGCGCTGCGCCTGTCGCGCGCGCCTCGCCCTATGGGGCTTGGCTAGCTCTGGCTAGCTGTTGGCAACAGCGCCCAGCGCTGCGCCAATGATGACGGTGAGAATGAACCCTGCCGGGATGATGACGTTTGCTACCCAATCCACGCGCTGAACTCCTTGTGTGCGTTGAACTGTCACCATCAATAGCCGTTAGTGTGACGTTTGTCAACGTTCGTTGTGTTTGCCACACAGAGGCTCACTGGCGCGTTTCAGGCTCTGAGCGCTGTCTCGGTATGGACAACAGGCCAAACGCTCGTCAGTGACGTTTTCTAGGAATTGGTGTGTAGACAATAGGCGGTTGTAGTTCACTTTTTGTTGACAGTGCGCGCGGCCAGTTTCAGGTGCCGTTGCGCCTCAACACCAAACTGTTCAATCCATTCCTTCTCCGAAAGCTCAAGTATTTTCGTGGGTAATGGCGCGGGCCTATGCTCAATCATCAATTCCGCCCTGTCGACCATGAACCCATGCAGCTTGGCCATGGCAACCACAGCAGCGACAGCAGGCCCGAAGCTCAGGTTTGCCATTGCTTTCGAACGGATATCGTCCAAGTCGCGGGTGAGACTGTCGAGCGAAACGACCGTTCTGACAGCGAGCGCATTGCGCAGTTCAGCCAATCGCCCTTGAACGTTAGGGCTTTTCATTAAGTTGCTCGCATTGGTAGCGGCAACCGCTTTCGACTTAACCGAATAGCCCGCTTGCTCGTAAGCTGTTGTTTGTGCTTCGCCTTTTACGATTAGCAACACAAAGCGTTCCTGCCGGGCTGTCAATTTGAAGGCGCTAGGCATCAGGGCCACTCTATCCCGTTGATGATGAGACGCACGCCAGCTGGCACGGTCATGGTGATGACTGCTGGCTCTGGTGGCGCGGGTTCATCCCTTGCTGCGGCATTGAGCGCTGACAGAAAGTCACGATGATAACCTGCCACCAGATTGCCTATGGAAATCCCGTTCGACCATTGCGGAATGGTTTTCTTGTCGCCGTTGATGATGTCCCTTGCATTGTAGGGGTCATCGCGACTTGGGCTAAAATAGTCATCCAAGGAATTCGGGCTCCTGAACCATCCTTCAATCATGCCCGAGTACATCACATCTGCGGATATGACAGGGTCAAGCGCGCGGTCCGGGTGCCAGTACAAATCATCCGATGAGCCATTCAGGCCCAGCCTGCTGGATGCACCCTTGTAGTTGTAGTCCCACGTCAATTGCACGTCGCCACGTCCATAGTAGGCAAAGCCGGTTTCCTTCACTGGCTCGCCATAGGGTCGACCTGCGCCTTTTCCATATTCCTCGACGGGCCACATGGTCGACGCGGTCTCATGCTTGCTGGTGGCCAGCGCATAGGCCAGCCAGCGCACATCGCGGCCGTTGTGGTGCTTTTCCCAGACATCGAGCTTGTAGCTCATGCCGTCGACCTGCTGCTGCGTCATCGAGCCCGAGAACAGCGGCTTGCGCACGGCATCGAAAAAGGTCTTGCGGTCGAACGTGGTCATGGTGTCACCAATCAGTGATGCGCTGCGGGCCTGTCAAATCTCCCCGTAGGGGAGACCTGCATTATTTTTATTGAAATGATAAAAAAGGGCTTGTGTTTCTTTTATTGGTTCGATAAAAAGGATGCATAGACAGAGACGAGACGGACGGCCCGCAGGCGGGCTTTGGACAACGGCGGGGGCCGGGTTTTTTGACATACTGGCGGGGCGCTGTCTGGCTCCAAAGGGTTGAATACTTAAGGAATGAAATCAAACGCTTACCGATGGCAGCACGCCTGCCATTAGGTAAACGCTTGAACCTCAAACCAAAGGAAAACCGCCATGTATGCAATCGACTTCGACACCTGCACTGCAATCGACATCATCAAGCGCAGCGCAGTTTGCCATCCCAGCCTCTTTCGCGAGGCTCTGGTGGCCAGCAAGAAAGCAGACTTCGACTACGCGGCAACGCTCGACAGGCAACATGAACCGGCAACGGTTCGCTCTGTTCTGGCAAGGGCAAACGCCACGAATGACGCCATCAGCGCGATTGACATTGAAGACTTCGATTTCTTCAAGACCAATCTCGGGGCTGGCATCGTCACACTGAACATTGCCTGCAAGCTGCAGGTGATACCGGCCCATATCCGCAACGCGGCAACGCAGCGGACATGGTGACGCCTTTCGGCGTGGCCCTTCGGGGCCAGTTCGAAATGCATCAACCGCCAAACCAAAGGACTAAGACTATGCTTAAAGCCAACAAGACACGCTTGGAACGCTTCGTTGCTGCCTACATCGAGGCAGCGCTTTTCAGCTCTACCGACCACAACGACGAACCGCTTGACGCTGGCAACTATGAGTTGGCCGATGAAACCATCCAGAAGATGCAAGCCGACTGCCTGCGCTTCTGGTGCGCCAATGAAGACGACATTGGCGACGACATCGAGCACGCCGGTCACGACTTCTGGCTCACCCGCTGCGGCCATGGTGCCGGGTTCTGGGATGGTGATTGGGCAGAACCGGCCGCCACCATCCTCGACAATGCGGCCAAGGCTTACGGCAATGTTGACCTGTACGTGGGCGACGATGGCCAGATTTATGCAATGTGACGCCTTTCTGCAGCGGCTTTCGAGCCGCTTTAGAAATGCTTCTCAACCGCCAAACCAAAGGAAAATACCATGACTAACCGCCTCAAATCCTACATGAAAAAGACCATCCTCGCTTCGGCCACGGAAGGCGCATATCCAGCCAAGCGCCGCACCAAGGAAAGCACCTATAGCGCCTTTCGCGACGCCTCGCAGGGCACCGACACGGGCTGGTGGAATGACCTGATTTACACGGTCGACGTCATCGACATGTTCAACAAATACCGTTCGGATGTGGCCGAAGCCATCAAGGATTACCTCGACAACACCGGCCAGAGCGCCAGCGAGCCCGTCACCCCGCGCGACCCGACCACCTTTGCTGACATGCTGGTGGCTTGCACCGGCCGCGTCACATGGGCCGACTACAACAACGGCGACAATCCGCGCAAACAGGACCGCGCCATTGCCGGTTCAATCGCCATCCGCTTTGCCATCGAATACCTGATTTCAGACGTCGCCTACGATTGCGGCGTCGAACTCTAAGGAACCGCCACCATGACCCGCACATACCCCGAATTGAGCGCCGAAGACCGCGCAGCCCTGCAAGCCTTCGCTGATGAGAAGGGCCGCAACTGGAAGTCTGAGCTTTCAGACATCTACTGGTACAACGCCCGCATCTGGGAGCAATGGACCGGCACCAGCTGCAGCAAGGACAACGGCTATCGCCTGCACTCAATCCGCAACAACTACGGCCCCAGCTGGCTCTATGACGTCTGCGACGTGAAGCCCACGCCGAAGCCGAAGAAAGCCAAGTGACCCTTCGGTGTCCTGCCCACGCGGGCAGGCATCCCAATGGCCACGGAAAGGAAACCGCCATGACTGAGACTGAAACCGCCACCATCGAGACCCGCAACACCATCGACCGCACGGCCCCTGTCATCGGGCAGGACGGCCAGCTGGAAGTGCTCGCAGACTACCCGGCCTTCAAGTTTGTACGCTGCCCGGTCTGGGCTCGCCTGAAGCATGGCAGCAAGTTTGCCGTGCCCTACCAGAGCCGCAACCACGGCATCCTCCACAAGCATTTCTCGCTGGGCTCTGTCGTCGGCTATGCCGTCGAGTGCGGCGACGACCCGTTGGCCGAGCTTGAGCGGGCCAAGGAACGCGGCCACAAGCTGCACTGGGCCAATGCTTCGGCCACGGTGCTTTCCGCTCACCAGCGGGCCAAGGAGACGGTTTTCGTGCTGAACCTTGGCGACACCATCACCTTCGAAGGCATCCGCTTTCGCCTCGACCCAGACCACAACGACAACATCAAGCTGACCAATATCGGGAGGAGCAATGCATGAAAACCGTGACCTCACCACATGACGCGACGCTGCGCTTCTGGATGGTCCGCATACCCGACACTGTGTTGTCGGCCGACCGCCGCGAGGCGAACCACAAAATCAAGGCTGCTGGCTTCGACATGTATCGGGCCAGCGGCATCAAGGCCCGCATTGCTGCCGTGAACCTCGCTCAACGCATCGAGAAGGCAACCGGCATCGAGATGGAAATCTGCAAACACGACTACCTGTAGGAGAACCGCCATCATGACCAAACTCAAACTGTCCACCAGCAATCCGCCATCGGGTGCGAACACCAGCCGCAGCAATCCGCAGACCGTCGACATCACCCCGACATGGTCGGCCATCCTGCCGATGCTGCTGACCATCTACAAGGACGGCAATTTTCAAGGCATCAAGGAAGCCGAAGGCGAGCTTAAGCGCATGGCGCAGCTGGCCGACCTGTACGTGGCACAGCAGAAGGAAGCCAAGGCATGACCCACATCATCGAGGTGGTCACCGCCAACGTTGACCAGATAATCACCATCGCGGTTGCCTTCCTGCTGGCCAACTTTGTGTCTGGCTGCTTCGGGCTGGTGGTCGGCACGGTCTGGTCGGTCTGGTCAGCAACGACAGCAGACAGGAGGGCACCATGACCAAATTCGTGTTCTTTCACCCGAAGGCAACGCCAGAGCACCTTGGCCTGTTGCCTGCCATCTTCGACGCGGCCGACCCACGCCCGGCCGCCGAGCAAGTCAATGACCGCTACAGCCACGGCGGCGGCTGGCATCCGCTGCGCGGCTTCGAACTGTCAGACAAGAATGAGCTTTGTTACCCCGGCGACCCGGCGCTTGAGCCGTTCGCCGGGTGCAAGCTGCCGCTGACCGGCGAAACCGTGTTGTTCTATCCGCTGTCGCAAGTCGCCATCATACAGGCGGATGGAAGCTTTGAAGCTGGAAGGATGGATTGATGAACGGCGAGGACTTCAAGGTCTGGCTTGCCGCGATGCGCGACAAGTACGGCTACAACAAACAGGAGTGCGGCCAGCTGCTGGGCCACACCTCCGCATGGGTGACGAACGCCCAGAAGGTCGGGGCCACCAAGGAGGCGGCGCTGGCCTGCAGCGCCCTCCTTGCCGGGCTGACCCCGTTCACATCTGCGCACGCAACGTCGTCGCGTCCGCAATCAGCACATCGAGCGCACGCTTGATATCTTCCTGCCTGTCCAGAAGCCCCTGTAGAGCCTCCGTCACCGTGAGAGGCACTACCGGGGCTTTTTTGCCGAAAAGCGCGCTGGTGGGCTCGTATGGCGGCGCAGGCGGAATCTTATTCTGGCCCTCCGGTAGAAACTGCGGGGCTTTCACTTGGCTGCTGCTGTCGAGTGTCATGGTCGTCCTCCGGTGTTGGTGAATAGAACGCGCCCAGTATGCCGACGTAGAGCGAGCCGGGGGGCACCTTGCCCAGCTTCGCCACTTCCAGTGCCTGCGGGTGGCTGTCGACGTTGCAGAGCCGCTTCCGGCCTTGCGCCCGCATCAGTTCCTTGGCCGCTATCTGTCGCATCTCGATGCCGACGAAGGCCATCGGCTCATAGTCGAGACGCGGCGTCGCCAGCTGCGCCTTGCGATGGTCTTCCAGCATCTGCCTGCGCACCGCCCGCGACAGTTCCGGCGGCAGCGGGCAGACCTTGGCCGACAGGTCTTCAAGCTGGCCCTGAATGACAGCCATCGCCGTGGTCTTCAGGGCCTGCGCCGTGACCCCGTCGAGGGCCACCAGATAGCCGGCCATCAACGCCTCGTCGTTACTCCCGGTCGTGCCCTTTGGCGGCAAAACTGAGAAGAGGGTTATCAGCGTCTTGGTGATTTCCTGCGTCGTGGCCGGTCTCATCATCGTCTTCGTCCAAGTGCCGTTTCAGGGTGGCTAGGATGCTGTCGGATGTGCGGAAGCCGGGCGGTGCTTGGCTTCGAGGTGCGACCGCTGCGGGCTTGTCATCCCAGCGGCAGCCGTTGAGCCATGTTGCCGGGTTGAGCCACGGCCGGTCGGCTGGCTTGGTGTCGATGTAGGATTTTAATCCGGCAAGCATCGCTGAAAGCGGGGCTTGCCT